ATGGATCAGGCAAATTTTTTCGCCGTAAAATCTTAACGCTGTCCTTGCCGGAGATTTTACGAGAATCTGATCGCTTAGACAAAGAAGGCAAGGATCTCAAAAAAGAATGCATGAAACTGTGTTGGTATATGCGTGGACTAAGTTTTGCTGAAGTCATGCACATGAGCTGGGACGAGCGAGAAATAATTGCAGAGATTGTTAAAGAAAATCTCGAAACTACAAGAAAAACAGGACTGCCTTTCTTTTAGAGTGTGTTTCTATAAGACTTTAGAGCAAATAAGTCTTGACTGTCAAGAGGACTGCCTCGCAGCACTTTGTCAACAGTAGCACCTACTTCTTCATCGCTGATATCTGCACGATGAATTCTTAATTTCTGTAGGCCTGCTGTGTCCAACGGCTTACCGGACATGGCTTGATCAATCAGGGTCTTAAGTTCGTTATTATCGGTGGGTGCTGAATCAGATTTAGTTTTAGATGATTTAGTACCACTAGGTTCAAACCATCTAGACGGAGTCAATAGCTTATCCATCTTGTCTGCACCTTTGTCATACTGTATCTTGGCGTTGGTGCCGTCTAGCCATTTACTAGGACTTAATACTTTGTCCATCTTGGACTTGCCTTTCTCGTAGGCCACTGGTCCGACTTCTACTACAATGTCACGTATTTTCATTTTCTAAACACGCTGATAGTGCCCTTTGATAATCCAGTTTCAAATATTTTCTGCTTGTGCATTTCCACACGAGCTGCTAATGCTTCTGACAATGCATTTCCGTAATTGATCTTACTGGCGTTTTGTTGAGATAATTGATTTGCCATATTACCCATCACTGCATTGCCAACTTTGGATTGTTTGGCAGCTGCTGCTCTAGTTTCACGTCTACGTACGGCACTTGGTGTCATACTTGGACCAGCGCCTTTTACTCTACCACCTCTTTTCTTAGTTTGCTGTTGATTGGAATTGTCAGCTGGTAATGTTGTTGGTTCAGGTGCTGCTGTTGTTGCCGCAGCTGGCTCTACTGCTGTTGTTGGTTCAGGTGCTGCTGTTGTTGCCGGTGGTGCTTTAGGTACAGGAGCTGCTACTGATTTCTGCAGCAATTGCAAAATTCGTTGCTTGCCTTTTTTATCTAATTTGTTTACGTTGGCTTTAACCTGTGCGTACACAGTTTGATTGGCTTTTTCTTGTGACTGAGCTTGCTGTTTATCTACAACTGCTGTGGTTTTTGCTAGCGCCGAGCCAGCAGGTCCTTGTGCATTGATATCCTGTGCTGTTGGAGGAGGTGTAGAAGGAGCAGGGTCAGTATAGCCAGGCTGTCCTGCATTAGGATCAGGATCATCACCTACCACAGCTTTGCCGGTCTGATACCCTTTCTTAAGAGCACGTCCAGCACCTACTACACCGCCAGCTACAGCTCCTACGCCTTTAGCAACACCACCTACAAATTTGCCTATTCCACGGCTTATTGGCCCTTCGTCTAGCTGTTCAAGTTGTGATTCAGTTAATAGTTCGTTAATTCTCATATCAAGGCATTCCTATTAGGTATAACTTTATTTATTAAAAACGAGCTTTCGCTCGTTTGCGTTTTCGCTTGTCGCTCAACGCCTTTGTCTTCTTTTTAATAATTATTGACATTGTAATTGCGAAGCAATTCAAGTATTATGCAGATTGTTCAGTCACACTTTGCCCAGGCCGGGCAAAGATAAGAGCATTATGCGAGTTGCACAGTACACTCTAGCGTTACAGCATTACAGAGGCGGTCATCCGGTACCTCGAGCTGCGTCTTTATACGACGGCGGTGTATACATTTACGCTAACAAATGCACACACGTAGGGTATTTCTCCCTTCTTTTTGCCTTGTTTTTCTTTTCAAATAACCAAATCGCAGGTCTTAGTAGCGATCGTCATCCTTTCGGGTAGTGGTTAAGCACCTTTGCGGCAAGGTTTTCCATCCCTGTGTACACGTAGACCAGGTTTAGAGCGCACGAAATTGGGCCTGCGCCAGCCAATAAACCGCTTTATTTTGCCTGAGATTGTTCTAGTAGACGCTGTCTAAGTATGTTTGATCCGCCAACTCTGACATTTATAATACCATTATAATAGTCATCAGTTTCTAAAACTCTGCGTTCAAACTGCTCTCGCGCTTCTAAATATGATAGTTCTGCCTTGGTCTTGCAAAGGTAAATGATTTCTCTTGTGAAGTTTTCCGGACCTAATGCTTGGACGTCTGCGTTTAACCTATCCGATGAACCATAGTATTCGCGCCAATCGCTTTCTACTACACTTCTTCTTTTAAGTTTTTTGCCTTTGAGTGGGGGTTTAGTACGTTTGAATTGTGCTAATTTCTTGCCTATGTACTTCTGTCCGGATTGTAGATTCGTGATTATATAAACAAAGCCAATATAGCCTTCTGGTATTTCGTCTACGGGTTGATTTTGAAACGTCCATTGCACTCATTTAGTTAGTTTCGGAGGTCTGCCTAGTTGGCCTTTTCTGGATTTTTTACGTTCTAGTCTTTTTGCCTGTATTTCCATGCGCCTTGTTGATGCATGGTTGCGTATTTCTGATAGCCAATATCGTGCCTTGATGCCTGCTTCGTCTGAATTCTTGTATTCAAAACGATCCTGCCATTTAAAATATTCTTGAAAAGCAGCGATCATTAGATCGTGGCTGTCTGTGCTCACTCAATGATCTCCACATCATTGGAATAACTGGTGAATCCATTTTCTTTGATCACCTTCAGCACATGATTTACACGGCTGGTTAGATCATCTCTGTGTGAAATTAGGAATACATTCTTGTCACGCTCGCGGGTCATGCGTTTCAACACAGCGATACTAGATTCTACGCCTGAAGCATCCATGCCTGAATCAACTAATTCGTCTATGAACAAGAGGTTGATGCTGTGATACAGATTCTCCCATACATCACGGAAAGCCCAACTCAGAGAAAGTATTAATCTATTGCGTTCGCCGCGGCTCAAATTGTCAAAATCTAGATCCTGTCCTAGTTGAGTGATGATCACAGTGAGATCATTTTGGAATTCCACGGTGTGCGGTAGGCCAATCTTGTCCAGATAATAGGTCAGGCGTTGATTTAGGAATGCAAGATTCTGATCAATGATGCGTTTGCGCACAAACGAATCTTTGTTTGTGAGTAACTTGTGCAGAAACTCCTGATGGTCTTTAACACGCACCAGTTCGTTCATGTAGTTCCAGTCAATCTCCTGCACCGCAGTGGCCTTCAACTCGATGATCTGTTCATCATAGGGATTTTCATCTGCGGCTTTGATCTCGAGATCTTTTTCTAAGCTGATTAATGTGTTCTTGTGATTCAGTGCTTCTTCCAAGGTATCGTACTGTATCGTAGGACAATCGCCTAGAGCTCCTAGTTCGGTGAGTGCTAACTCATAGGCCGCGATATTTGCAGACTGTGAATCATATTCTGCACAGGCCGAGTCATGATCTTTGCGTTTTGCAGCCATAACTTCGTCGTGCTTGGCATCGTGGAACTCTTGTCCACAGGCATGACAGAGATGTCGTTCCAGAGTGGCTATTTCAGCTGCTAATCGATCACGAAGTTTTTCTTCTCTGCTTTGATCTAGTCTAGCACGATTCAATTGAGCAGTGACTTCGTTGATGTCTTTGCGCAGCTGATTATACACAGCCAGAGCCTTGTGTGCAGCTACTTCTTGTTCGATATCTATATGACTCAGATGATCGATGCTCTTGAGAATATTTTCAAGATTCTTTTCTTTGGCTTCTTCCCACATGTTCTGCTTGCGCTCTAAGGCAGTGATGCTCTGCTGTATGCGCTCGTTGCTGGCTTTGACAGTTTCTACACGAGTGTTCTCTGTGCTGATACTGTCTTTGGTCAGTTTGATCTGCTCTTTGAGAGCTTCTGCTTTTTCACTCAGCAGTGTAATACCCAACAACTGTTCAATGATAGCACGTTGTTCTGCAGCCTTCTGCGCCAAGAATGGTTCTGTGTAGGTGTTTAATGCCACAAGATGCTTGAACATGTCGTGGCTCATACAGAATCGTTCTTCGATGCTTTTCTGTGTTTCTCTGCTGTCGCCTTGCGATTCGTCTAGATCTGTGAGCTGCTGTTCTTCGCCATTGACACTGAATTTCAGTATGTTGGGCTTGCGACCACGTTCGATATGATATTCAACACCGTCTACATCAAAGGTCACAGTGACCAACATGCCCTTGCCGTTGATCTTGTTGACTAGATTATCACGTTTGATATTGGTCAGGGCCTGGCCATATATGCCGTAGCTGAGACCATTGATGATGGTGGTCTTGCCGGTGCCGTTTCTAGCACCTGAGTCGTCACCGCCTAGATCCAGGTTCTCACCTAAGACCAAAGTTAACTGACCCTTGTCAAAGTCTATGGCCTGGGTCTGTGCGCCCACACTCATGAAGTTACGAACTGTGAGATTCTTGATTTTAATCATAGGTCGTTGTATATCTCCAACAGCAGGCTCTTGTCAAAGGTATCGCTGTCAATGGCATTAATC